ATGTCAAATATTAGTGCCTGCATTATCACCAGTCAAAGACAAAGCGTGGCTAATTTGGTCAATTTGCTAGAACTACAAACGATTCGTCCTGATATTATTATCTTATATACTGGAGAAAAGCTAGGGGACTTTTATTACTTAAAAGAAATTAAAAGCAAGAATATCATTGTCCAATGGATATCGCCAAACTATCAGATCAATCAATCTGACGCATTTGTTTGTGCATTAGAATTTGCTATTAGTATAAGCAAATCAGATTATGTTTACATAACAGACATGACCTGTCTACCAAAAGCGACATGCTCTCTTGAATATATGATGTCATTATGCAGCAAAAAAAACGTATGTGGATATAGTTTAATTGACAAAACTTATCCAGGACATAAGTCAATGGTGGGATTTAAAAGCCTTATGGTAAAAAAAGACTTATTCGCCAAGCACAATATTAGTTTTAATCTTAGAAAACTAAGTAAAAGATTAGGGTTGCGGAATCAAGCGCCTACTGGAGCATCTAAGGATTACTTGAGTAGGGAAGTTATGTTTAATTTGAATTTAAAAGACAATAAAATTAGCCCATTTATACTGGGAGAAGAAGGCTATAGTAAGAGCGACAAAGTATTTGGGTTTTACGACGATAAAGATAAGATGCAACATGATTCTGATTTAATGTTATCTTATGCCGATACAACATCGCCTCAGTGGGATCATAATAGCAAAATACAAATGTTCTGCATGTATTCTCAATCCCATGAGAAATTGTATCATAATGTTTACATGAAGTCATTGAACGAAATTAATGATCCAGATATAGAGCTAAAGCCTTTATTTATAGATCATTATAGTAATGGTGACTTTACCAGCCAAGGATTTGCCGACATGGATTTGTATAAAACGCAAATTATCATTAACTTGATCAAATCAAATTATGGCAAAGTCATAGTCTTCTCTGACGCGGACATCTATTGGTTCAAGCCGTTTTCGCATACGATTAAATTTTTAATGATGCAAAATTATGATTGTCTGTACACCAAAGAATCAAATAACGAAGAGGCAGAGGATAAGGCCAATATAGGAATATCGGTTATTAAGTGTTCGGAAAAAACTGAAAAGTTTTATAAGGACATATATGATTTTTACGAAAAAGTATATTGTTCGCTGAAGGAAAAAAACTTAAGGTTCCAGGGCATTGTTAATACTTTGCTGCCAAAGTCCAATCTTAAATGGTGCATGTTGCCAAGCGTATTCGCCAATAGCTCGCTAGAGTATGATATCAATGACGATAGATTGATCTGTTATCATTCAATAGGGACATTCCCAGTAAAAAATAAAAGTAGTGTTGAGTTAAAATTAGAACAATTTCAAAAAATTAAAAAAAGATGAAAATTTATCCTTGGGATTATCCGATAACCGTATGTTTAATCATACAAAATGAGAAAAAAATTGACAGCATTGTTAATGAGTTAAGGTTACAATCCGACAATCCGTATATCGCAATAGTTTACAATGGTTCAAATGTTGATTATATCAAGTACATTTATGATTTTAAATCTCCGGATGTAGAGATTCATTTTGCTGAAATAAACAGCATCAATTCCGTTATGAACCTATGCTGTAACTTGCTGTATTCAAAATATATCTGTTTTATCGACGAAGATTTCCTATTAAACAGCCGGGACATGCTAGCCAAAATGTCTTTTGAGTGTTCTAAGCATGAAATAATTCGCTTGGGTTCTGGCGGAGGCTTCAGCGGCACTATGGTATCATCTAGTTTATTAGATACATCAGATACTAGATGTTTTACAGAATGGATAAACGAAAAAAATCCAGTTAAGGTAGATATTGCAAAAAACCACCAAAAGCTAATCCCGTATAATGAGCCGATTAACATATACACGGTGGGCGCAGGAAATTATAAGGATATGGAGCATTCTGTATTTTTAAATTCTTTAAAGATTACCAACGATCCAAACATTAGAGTTGGGGCGATATCAGTTGAGGTACCGGGAAACGCAAATTGGAATAGTTATGGGTACATGTCTACTATAATCAAAAGAACCAAGATAGCTTTAAATTTAATCAAAAATAATTACGGTAAAATAGTAATATTTTCAGATTCCGATATCTTATGGATTCGTCCGTTTTATGATATTGTGCAAAAACTTATGATAAATAAAGACGTTCTTTTTATGAAAGAAACGGATCACTGTGATTATTACTGTGTAAACGGAGGGTTGGCGGTGGTGAGATGCTCCGAAATTACAGAGAAGCTTTATGCCGATGTTTTGGATCGCGTGGAGCAAAATCCCGAACATGATGACCAGTATTATATATCAGAGTTATTTAAGGTGTCAGCAAAATATCCGATAAGATGGGCCAGGCTTCCAAATACGTTTAGTAATACTGCTATTATCAAGGATAAATTTTCTCTTATATGCTACCATACCACAGGAACTTATCCTAGCGAAAATAAAACTAGCATGGAAAAAAAATATGAGCAATTTACAGATTTTAAAGAATATTATGTAGTTAATGAAAGCTTAGATGGTATTGAAATTGTGGTGGCAAAATATAAAGAAGATATTGATTGGCTTCACGATTTAAACTGCAAGAAAAAAGTGTATGATAAATCAGAAAGTAAGCTAACGCCTGCTATTGCTTTGCCTAATATCGGCAGAGAGGCCCATACTTACTTTCATCATATTATAGAAAACTACGATAACTTGTCTGATGTTACGATTTTTTGTCAAGGCAACACAATGGCCCATTGTCGTAAATTTATGAGCAATATAATAAAGATACCTCGCAATATTTCTTTTATTAATTTGTGCGACGTAAACTTGGACTGTTACTTAAACGGTAGGCCGAACCATGATGGTCTGAAAATACAAGAGCTGCTTTCTACCATGTTTCCAGACGATAAATTACCAGATACGTTGTGCTTTGGGGCTGGGGCCATAATGGCTATAGGAAGAGATACAATTAGGCAATATACCAAAGAACAATATCAAAAATGGCTTGATTTATCTATTAACTTCCCAGAAGCGCCTTGGTGTTTTGAGAGGATATATGAATGGATGTATACCCGCAAAGTAATATAAATTTCCTATATAAAGTATGGCAATAACTGGAGAATACTGGATTATCGGAGGCGAAGTAGATTTCGCAGATGGCGACACAGGCGATAAGAATCATGATTTTATAGCCACAGATTTCGTTATGCGCCAAGTAATTGGCGCATATGGACTTGATGAGTTCATTAATAATGAGTATGTGGACTGGGACGAATTTGTAGAGAAGATTATTGATGACGAAGAAGGCGAATTAAATCAGTATGAAATTAGCGCTCTGAAAATACTTAATGATAATCAAAGACGAAAAAAACTTATCGACAAATCATTAGCCAAGCATAAAATTCCGGCAGATATGTTCGCCATTGCTGAGGGTCGCGGAGATTCTAGAGAATATGTCATAAAGCAATACGGATGGAAAGCGGTTAGAAACGATCATGTGGAAACATGGACTCTCATGCCGAAAGACATAAAAGAAATAGCCGATGGATTAGGGGAAATTATTGAACAAGAGGGTGGGAGCGAAGAATTTGATGAGAACGAAGAGTTCTATGTTTATGTTTACTCCACAAAAAAAAATTATACTTTTACTCTTCCAGAATTAGAAAACGGCGGAAAGCCATCACAATCACCGTCTACTCAATACGGTAATGTTGCCAACCAACAAGTTAAGGACATAGAAACGCAAAAGCTACACCCTTACTATCAGCAAAAATCTTTTCAGTTCGGCGATAGTGTTAGTTTTAAGGGATGGTTGTTAAAAGAGCGTTCTTGATATTATTAAATACAGAATGCCAGTTCCCGACACTTTCTTGTCGGAATATTCGAATAGAATCATACCAATGCGAAGTTTCTCCCAGCCCCCATCTTGAGTCCGGAGAATATGGTAAGCATAGCCATGTAGAAACACCTAATGCGCCAGCCAAATGCGCCGTTGCAGTATCGCATGAAATGAATAAATCTAATCCCATCAAAAATTGAGCGGTGTCAGAAAAATCATTAATTTTATCTGCCAAGTTAATATAAAAATCTCCATCTTGTGATGGCACTTGTAAGCTATAAAGTTGAATCTTATCGTTGTTAAAGCGGAAAAAGTCTTGCGGAATAGAACGCTCTTTATCCATTTTATACTGACTGTTTCCAGCCCACACAAACCCCACCTTAAATTTATTGCTTTTTAAATCTGATTTTTGAGATTTAAGATACGGCCTACCGCATATGGATGTTACTTTCATCACATACGGTAGGCTGTCTGACAAAATATGATAGTCATGCTCAGGAGATGGTTCTGGATCTGACATATTAGACGCGATGATTTCAAAATTACTTTCTTGGTTGTATAAAAGGGTTTTAAGCTTATTGGGGCAGTTAAATATTACCTTAGTGTTCTCAAGATAAGATGCAAATCTATAGTGTTGAATGACATCGCCGAAACCCTGTTCACCATAAATTATAATTGTTTTATTATCAAGAGATTGCCCGGCCCACAGCTTGTCTGCTGGATACTTGTTAAAATACACTTTGTAATCGTCAAACTGCTTCACTCGCCATTCTTTTTCTTTAATTGCAGACTTCCAATCACCACGAAAATCGTATAAATCGATAAGATTAAGGTGAGCCGCAGGATTATCTGGATTAATTTTTAGAGATTCTTTTGTTGCCAGTTCTGCTGTTTGTAAGTCTAGAAAATTAATCGCAAAATTAGCTAGATTGTCCCAATCATCGCATGTTTTATAGCTATGACTAGAATTTTTTAGTAATTTAATAGAATCCTCGTACTTGCCAATATTCCAAAGCTTACTAGCAATATGGTTTTGTACTTTGATATCATCTGGTTTTTGATTTAATAACTTATATAAAATGCTTATAGATTCGTCATGTTTCCCTAGATTCGTATAGATGCCTGCCATAATAAAGTAATCATCATATCTTCGCTCTTTTTGCACTAAGTTGACGAATATAGGTTCTGCATCTTTAAACTTTTTTAGCTGAATTTTACACATACCAAGCATTCGGCCTAGTTGTCTATCAGACGAATACTGTTTATATAAATCTACCAGCATTGGCTCTGCCTTTTCTGGATTTACCCTAACTAAGTCTAATGCTTTCTTTATCTTTTCTAGTTTTAACATCGTGAATCTATTATAGGATGCCATTTCCATAAATAATTCATGCGATTTAGAGAATGGCTAATTCAAACTGAGGGTCTTATGAACAGCAGGCTTCGTAAAATAGCAAGTCCATTAGTAATCGGCACAGCCATGATGGGTATAATGCCAAAGGTATCTCGGATTCATCCTGATAAGGCAACAGAAGTTGAGAGAAAGGCCGACTTAATTCAATATGTTAAAAAAACATATGGGTATAATTTAAACCCAGATCAAATTGCTTTTTATAAACCACTAGATGTAATACATGGTTTTTATGGTGATAAAACTGATAGTGCAATAAGCAATGCAGTTAAGGCTCAAAAACCCGCAGATGCCAAAAGCGGCATGGTGTTTAACCAGATTAGAATGATGCAGTACGTTCCAGTTATAAACGTAAGTCCAGATGAGCTAAAGGGTAAGTTAACGGGCAATGTAGCCTTTTGCTCCAACGACGCAATCGGCAATCCTTTCTGCGTAGTTGCTAAAAAAGATGAAGAAGAAGCACTGGCACACGAGCTAACGCACGCTGCCCAAAATACTTTTAAAGAGCGACTTATTAGACAATTTACTGATGCCGATATTGATAATTCAGACCTTGACAGAGATGAAAAAAATACTGTTAAATATTATTTAATGCCGCATGAATTTGGCGTAAGAGTAGCCCAATTTAAAAGAGATTACTTTGCTCTCACAAAGCATGTACTGGGCGATTCCGAAGATGAAATGCTAAAAGCCATACAGCACCTTCTGGCCAATAGATACTCATACCATCCAGATGCTAGAAACTTAGCAGATTTATTCATATACCTAGAAAAGGTTGACGATGGGCAGGTTAAACTTATAGAAGCCATACTAGACGCCTTGCCTAAAGTGGTTGTCAATAATAAACCGGTTAATGTATCCTAAATATCTTGGAGGCAAATCATTATGTTTCATATTATTTATGTTGTTTTAATGGGATTCACAATCGGTCAGATTGCTAAACTAATTCATCCTGGCGAAGAGCCAGAAGGTTTCTGGGCAACTACAGCAGTGGGGGTATTTGGATCAGTACTAGGCCACTTAGTTGCGTCTTTATTCGGTTGTCATGAAAGCATCTTCTTTTCGGTAGCCGGTGGTATTGGGGTTTGTGTTATATGGCGAGCCTACAAGCATTTAAGCTAATGAAATTCAAAAACTATTTAGAATCCCGATATTGGGGAAGCAAGGGAGTTGGGATATTGCCCATTTCTTTTACTACGAAGAGAATTCTAATAGCATTGCGCTCTATTCATGTGAATGAGCCAAATACCTATGGAACTATCGGCGGTAAGGTAGACGATAATACGATAAGCCTAAAAGCAGAAGCCAATAGAGAGTTTCATGAAGAAACTGGTTATCGTGGAATGATAAACCTAATTCCCGCTTATGTGTTTAAAGATAAGGATTTTGAGTATCATAATTTCATCGGTTTAGTACCCGAAGAATTTCAGCCGACCAGCAACTGTGAAACGCAGGAGTTTAAGTGGGTAGATTTAAATGAGCTTCTGAAAATACAACCGAAGCACTTCGGGCTTAGCGCTTTAATTAATCATTCTATTTCATTAATTAAAAGATACGCTAATTAGCGCGGACTAGTTTCCCGTCTTCAACACTCCAAACTTCGCTGCTCTCAAATTTCCATTTATTAATATCAAATACGGTGCCAGAACTAATGATGTACGCCCTTGCTGCTCTGTTCCAGATTAGGCATTGTCCTATAATGCATATCTTCGGGAAAGATAGATTTTCTATAAGATAACACTTGCCATTCCCTAAAACGGTTGTGGTTCCCCGGTAGTCAATGCATAAAGCCGTGTCTTCATCTATTCCGATTCCTTTAATATTTTCTATATGCCTATCATTTAATATTCTCGCCATGAAGACCAAGTGTCTGCCTTGTCGCCCTCTTTCTGCGTAATGAGAGTCAGTAATTATATTTTCCATAAATGGTAATTTAAGAAAGTTATTATCAATATCAGACATAAACTCATTATACGGGTTGAATAGCGCTTCATCGCTAATCACCGTATTGTTTTTTGCTGAATAGTAAAATTCACCCATAATAGCTAGTCCGGCACTTGACCCACCAACGGGAATTTTATAAGCCATTTTGCTTATTGCTGCCGCAAGCTTGGTTCCTTTCCATAACTTAATGTAATCGTTCTGATAGCCTCCGGATATCAGAATGGATTTAGCTCTATAGATTTTATCAATTACTTGATCTGAGTTAGCGGCATCCCTAGATGGTATTATTAAGAAGTCTATCTTAGTATTGGCCTGAAGTCTGTATAGCCAGCTCATCCATACGTCATCTGACGATAGCACGAGCATCTCTCTACTTTCGGCCTTATTTAACAGCCACTCAATGCCCTCTGCACAATATCCGCCGCCTATTAAGACAACGGCACCGTTTTTATATTTGTCTTGCGGGAGCGATGAGAAGAGTATGGCAAATAGAATTATGAAAAACAAACATCGTTTGAGATTTTTTGCCATCAATTAATATTTAGATAAAGTACAAACAATAAATACTATATGCCACTATTTGACTTGAATAACTTAGAACACACTAGTTGCCTTCATGGTGGCTGCGGCGCTCCTGCCGGAAATACTCAGATCATTTATTTCGCTGAAGAGATGCTTCCGGCTAAACTCCCTCCACCCGTAAAAGAAATTATCGTATCTAAACTAACCAGGGGTGACTTTACAAGTCAAGATTGATTTTTTGACTTCTTACAAAACAGCCTTTCTCCAAAGACTTAATAACTGGTAAATGAATAAATTTTGTTGTTTTAATATCATACATGCGCACTTCTTTTTTACCGATTGTGTGGTTGCCTTCATTTCCGGTTGCATTGCTCCATACCCTATATCTGATTAAATCATTGGCTATCTGCGTAACGTCTACGGTATACCAGCGCCCTTCTTTTAAAGCGATTCCAGGGGCATTAGGCTCTCCTGCGCCTGTTTTATTGGTTAGAACATAAATTTTTTTCTTCATCTTCTTTCATCTTCTGCCATACGAACAATTTTTGGATCAAAACGAGCCACTACATCTACCAGGTCTTCCTGTTGTTTCATAACTTGCTCAATGTCCTTATACACATAAGGTGCTTCTTCGGCAGATGCACCAATTACGGTTATACCTTTTTTGTCTAAATCACCTTTAATAGATTTCCAATTAAACTTCTCATTAGCTTGTCTACGGCTCATTACTCGTCCTGCGCCATGAGACGCAGAGTTAATTGATTCTTTATTACCCTTTCCGCAAACCACAAACGCTGGCGAAGCCATAGAACCAGGGATAATTCCCATAACTCCATTTCCGGCGGGAGTTGCTCCTTTTCTGTGAACGTACATTTCCTTGCCGTCCACTTCCTCTAGCCAAGCAAAATTATGTTTATTTTCTAATGAGAACAAGACATTTGCTCCTATGTTTTTTACTAGCAACCTATGTATAACTTCATGATTAGCAGATGCATATTCTCCCATGAAGTTCATTGCTTCCCAGTATTCATAAAACTCTTGGGTGCCTTTATCCAGCCAGGACAGCCGCCCAAGGTAATCATATCGTCTAGGTCGCTTTCTGCCAGCGATACTGTCATAAGTATCGCATACAGCCGCACCAGGGCCTCTGGAACCGCTGTGAGACAGAATAGCCACATATTCGCCGGCAGTTAATCCAAATGCATTAGAATTTAGCGTAACTATTCCTATATCACAAAAATGATTCCCGTTACCAGAACTACCTAATTGCTTCCATGCCCTATCTTTAATCTCTCTAGTTACTCTAGTGATGCTCCAGTGCTGGTCCATTATAGGGTGATGCTGCGGCTTATCGTGCAATGCTTCAGGCCCCATTCCGAACCTAGTGCTGGTATTAATCGCTTCTTTATAAAGATTAAGCTTGGTTTTAATAGACAAAACGGGCATGTCAAGGATAGACATTTTCATCATACATGAAATGTCAGATCCTACTAGAGATGGAGAAATGGCGTCCGACATAGCGACGACTGCTCCTACGGGTATCGGCGTGCAATAATGACTATCTGCCATTAAAGATACTTTTTCCACATTAGGAACAGAGCAAACGTTTTGCATTTGACCCTTTACATTTTCGTCCACCACTCCCCAATAAGAATAAGGAACAGGTTCTTTGGCGACAAAACTCTTATCTTTTATAATTTCCTTAGCCAAATCCCCGAAATATAGATCATTCACGCCAGATTCTGGGTTATCTGCTATTCCCTTTATTTTGGCCTTAACGTTCATTGTTCTAAGAACGCCATCTTTTGCCGCCTTCTGTATTCCAGCAATAGCAGTAGACATACAGTCCGGGGTAATGCCGATTTTTTCTAGTTGTCTAGGATTCATGATTTTTCTCCAACCGTGCATTATATCATAAAAACAAAAAAATGCAACTAAATATATCATGCCAATTCAAAATATTACACCCAGGAACTTGAGCCAAATTGCTGATATTTCTAGAAACTACACGCCTGCTTTAGAGAAAAAAATTTCTACTAACACTGGAGTCGTATCGTTTGATGGCGCTGGAAACGTCAATGCTTTCGCCTTATATAGGACCAACTACAAAAGAGGCATCTTTATTTTTGAAATAGACGGAGCAGAAAGTGGCGTAATGGATATTGTTAATTATTTTATGGATAGAATGTCTAGAGGAAACATAGCTAGAGACAATTTGTTCATTGAAGTGCCAATCAATAGATCAGATATGCTCAATGTGCTCAAAAAAATTAAGCACGGAACCGAACAAATGTTTGGCTTTAGCGCGCATGGAGATAATGTAATCGCCACTTATCCACCAAAAAATGAATTGCCTCCTGGTTATTCATTTAAACAATTTATGGATAAAAGTCAAAAAAAATCAACACCACAAGAGCCAACGGGCGGCAACGATGATGAATATGGGTTATTTAAAGATATGCCTTGGAAGGACAAGTAATGAAGTCCTTTAAGCAGTTTTTAGAAGCAGTCGCCACTATTAAAGGCTCTGATATAGGAAATATAAACAACACTGACAACAATGATTATGACGGCGGTGGGGGCGGGGGCGGCGATGATGACTGGCCTAGTTTTAGAAAAAAAGTGCTTACGTGGGCCAAAAGAAAAGACGCAGATAGCAAAGCTGTTCTTAGTATAATTAAAGATTTCCTGTTCAATAAAGAACAGGGCTATAAAGCAGATAAGACGTATTACAGCGTCAGGCCAGATAGCAAAGATGCCGATTTAGATTTTATATGGTTTTTAGAATTTAACACACCTAAATTTAACGAAATGAAGCAAAAGGTATCCGATATACTAAAACGTTCATGGACTTTTCAAAAAGCTACTGGATTTGACGCGGCAAAACTAGATGTATATCTATCAAGCAACAATGCCAGTATGCATCCTCATGCTGTAATTAGTTCTATACTTGGTGTATCAGGAGGTCCGATATTCTTTAACGTATTTTATAATGTATTTATTCATGCTTCGCAAGATGAGCTAAGAAACGAGGCCAAAGTGTCGGCATACCATCTTTATAAAAATGAAAAAACTAAAACGAAAGATGCGGGTCTTATCTCTTACTCCGATTTAATTAAACGACAATATGATGCAGAGGCTGAATCGCTGCGGCTTTATCCGAGTAAAGGCAACAACGCCGATAAAGACTATGGCTCAAGCGCAAATATGAAAATAAAGTTCGCCAACGGCTATATTAGCATTACGGATTCTGCCAGCGAAGTCAAGATGACTGGACTTATGAACTTTATATTCTAATGGCTTCCGCAGCCACCTGTTGAGCAACTACCGCATCCACCAGCACTACTATTGTTTATGGTTTGAAGCGGGTTCTTGAAAACAAACCCCTTCTTCTCAATGTTGTAATCAATAGTTGTTGACTTAAGGAGTGGCTCCTCTGCTTCATTAATTAAAACTTTAATGCCTTGAACTTCTAGCGTAATATCGTCGGCATCCACCGTATCCACAAAGCCAAGTCCAAAGCTAGTTCCAGAACAGCTTTGACTTTGGATAAAGGGCTTTAAGTAAGTGTTATCAGGCACATTGTTTTGCTTCATAACGCTCTTAATCTCTTGCGCAGCGACATCAGTGATTTGTAGCATGGTTTTTCCTTAATTTAGGTTTTGATTGTAGTTATAATAAATATAGCGTATGCTAATACGATACGAAGAATATAATCTATGCGAAAGTAAAAAAGCAGAAGATTCAGAAAACGTAAATCAAATTCTTATTGATTTTTGCAAAAATCGCAAAGAAGGCGCAGAAAAAATAGCTCGCAAGTCAAAAGAAAAAGGCGGTTTAGCGATGTTGACTGCTTGGCATTTCTTCGCTAAGTTGCCCGCGTATAACGAAGCAATTTCCCATATTAAAAAAAATGATATTCATGGATTCTTAGAAGGCAAATTCAATAAATTAAAGGCCAAAGTCAAGCTACAAAAAGTATCACAGAAACAATTCCAAGAACTAATGGGTAAAATGGAAGTGTTCGGCGAAGTTGCGTGCCGATTTCATGAACTTAAGGGCAAATGATTAGATAGTCATCACTAACCGGCATGCCAAAATACCAACAGCAAAATACGCTTGCTGCCATAAACAAAACTATTCCGGCCATAAATGTGTACCAAATTAGATCATCTTTTTTCATTTTTATCTTTCCTTTTACACAGTGCATGTTAATAGCGTAGGTGACGCCCTAACAACTCTTTTTTCACAGTAATTATACTCTGCATCTACTTCTATTTGTGGGTTTTTTGGCCAGCCATAAACATTTGTAGATTTTGTTTTTTCTGCTTGCGACATTTCAACCTGATACTTGCCCATTTTTTTATCATATTCAGACATAAGGGTCATATCAAGAATGTTATCATTGCGCCACTTCATAAAGTAGCACAATGAATTGGTCATGTTGGCCGAATGACATATGGATAAGCCATTGTCAAATTTTATATCATAAAAATGAATATCGATATCAGGAACAGCCTTGACAGAATTTATGCTGAAGAACCCGACCATTGCTATTTTCTTTTTGTCAGGCGATAAAAGCATATCTATGAAATGAGTATTATTAGGAGGATCTAGTTGCTTCCCTTCCGAGCCAGTGTCTAAGCATATACTATACAAAGATGTATTTCTGTTCTGGTTGAAGCTTTGGTATACGAAATAATCATGTCCATCTTCGCAATCTTCAAGCCAACAAAAAGTTATAAAATCTAATCCTATATTTGATATAGGAAATGTCAAGTTGTCTGCGAATATCCGCCCAAATGATGATGGAGATTTCTTTTTTCCGCCACCACTACTTTGATTCCATGTAATTAGCTTATATTTCCCAGATGGCGATTCATAAAACTTTTCACTACCACTAATAATATCATTCGTTATTTTAATAGTTTTACTATTCTGGACAACTGTGGAGCTGGTCGGACCAGATGTGCCTAATGATAAGTCAAACGTACTATCCCCCTCAACGCATGATTTAGCTATGAATAAAACTAAAAAATAGATCATTAGACCAACAAAAAGCAGCCCGAATAATGTTTCGCCTGTAATCATTTTGGCTTCTCAGGATTTTCCAAAGTCATTAAAAATGACACTATGATAGACGCTATACCCCCAAAGATACATCCGCCGCTTATGGGATTACATCCCATACTAGACGCAATTCCATAAGACAGAAAGTAAAAACCAGAAATAAAAAGAAAAACTTTTAAGGTCTTCCATAAAAAAGTAAAAATCATAAAACATCCTTTACAAATTTAAATTATAGCACTTCGTCTAAATCTGAACCATAATCAGACTCTACTTCATCAATCTCATCATAAGTAACATCAAGTGTGGGGCCATCCGCTGCTGTAGGGAGTGTAGGAGTAGTTAATGTTCCATAAGGATTTGATACATATTGTGGCGAGGCGCCAGGAGTGCTCCATCCGGGTTCGGAACCGTCACCGCCGTCAAAAGTCCAGTTTTGCAGGCTTCCCGGGTTTCCCGTGGCTGGATTGGTGTTCGCAATACTAAATCCCGAAATAGTGTGAGGCACTGATTGGACAGCAAAACTCGGCTGACTTTCTTGAACTAATTCTTGTTTTTTAGTTGCTCTAAGAAACCCCTTCCCTGCCCTACTTACAGACCCCAACTTTTTTATAGTTTCTAAAGTTCCAGGCGCACAACTAAATCCACGAGCGATATACTTTTCCATCCGGCGCTCTATGGTATCTTTGTTCACAGATCTGAGCGATGGGTTAATTCTTAACAAGTTCTTTCTTAAATCGGAGAAGGCAACATCTGGTCCAGAAATGCATGGAATATACCTAGAGATACTAAATTGGCAAATAGTTAAATCAAATGCGGAAATAGCGCCTTGAAGGCTGTCAACGACTATTATTTGTATTTTTTGATCATTTGCAACAATGTCCCAGTTTCCATAGGTGGGATTGGTGTTTGCGATGGCCTTATATTTATCTTGTAGCAACTTAACAATACTGGCTTCTTGTTTATGCGAGCAATAAATATCCCAGTCGCCTTCCCATCCCCCACCAAGAATGGCTCTTAAGGCACCGCCACCAGATAAATACCCACCACCAACTGTGATGCACTCTGACACAGCATCAGGTATATTTTTTAATACCTTATCAATGTTAAGAAGATTTTTTAAATTCCCAAGTCTTTTGAAGATCATTCGCGACATGCTAGACGCATACTCTTCCGCTAAAACAGCATCGCCATAATATCCTGATGTAAAACACTCACGCAAATGAACGGCAAATAATTTTCTCATGTACGAAATTTTAGTAATACAGTCAAGCTTCTGCTGAACTATATCATCTATAGAATCCATGGGACTTTCTAGTCCCTGTAAATAGACATCTTTTAAAATATCTTCTAACTTCATGATCGTTCTCTCTTAATAGCCGTATAAAAATGACATAAATGACTTACTTACATCCTCAATATTTTTTTCTGCTGGCACAGATAGCACTGGGTGTATTTTAGCAAAAAATTCCAAAACTGGCAAGGTGTCTTGTTGATAAATTTTCATGCGATTAACAAATATATCCTCGGTATCGTCGCCACGATGCCTGTCTAAAATGTGCTGTTTTGCAACATCATCAGATACGTTTAGATGAATAACAATACAGTGATCATTTTTCTTTTTAAGAATATGATTATTAAAAAACTCCGCTTGCTTAATATTTCTTGGGTAACCATCTAAGACAAAGGAACTGGGGCCGACTTCTTTTACTGTGTCCACGGCCATTGCGTTAATTAATTCATCTGGCGCTAAGTTGCCTTTATCTATGTATCCATAAACCTTGCGGCCCAACTCTGTCCTATTTTGAATATTGTGTCGTAAAATGTTGCCGACATCGATATGTCTAATTTTTAATCTTTCGCTCAGTACCTTAGACTGCGTACCTTTTCCTGAACCAGGTTTTCCGAAAAGAATGAAGATCATTCGTGCCTCATAAGTTCTTTGAGAATTCCCATTCGTATGTACATGCCATTTTTTACTTGCCGAAAATAGACGGCTCTCTTGTCAGAGTCCAGCGTTCTGGGAATTTCATTATTACGTGGTAATGGATGCATGATAATAGCATCTTTTGCCAATAAAGCAAGTTCTTTTTCACCAAAAACGTATTTATTTTTAACTTCTTCGTACAGCCCTTCTGGGTATAGCTCTTTTTGCGGGCGCGTGATGTAGACGACATCTATTTTAGGAAGTAACTTTGTAAGATCCTGTTCCTCAACAAAGATGATGTTTTCATAGAAAAATTCTTTGGGGAGCCTTAGTTCAGCGGGTGAATAAAGATGAATTCTAATATGCGAATACATCTTTAGCATGTTAATTAGTGAAAAAATGGCTCTGTTATATTTCAAGTCACCCATAAGTAAAATATTCGTTCCATGTATTTTGCCGATTTCTTTTTTAATTGTATATAAATCATTTATTGCTTGAGTAGGGTGTTCTGAGCTACCGGCATTTATAATAGGTATTTCTGATGTTTTGGCAAACGTCTCAAGTAGCGAATGATTTCTTTCTCTAATAACAAGAGCGTCAGAATATTGCTCCAAGACCTTTATTGTATCTTGTAAGCTTTCGCCCTTTTGAATTGACGACTGTTGTACTCCGAAATCAAATGTATGACATCCTAACCGTTTCGCTGCAACCTTAAAAGATATCTTGGTTCTTGTACTATTTTCTAAGAAAACAAGTCCTACGACCTTACCACGCAACATATAAATGGGGTCGGCCTTTTTCCATGGATTCGCCATTAAATCGGCGTGAGCAAAAAAAGGCTCTAAATCTTTTGGTTCATGAAACTGACTTGTGCTAATTAGATGGTTTGACAATTTTTTTACTCCGTATAAAAGAATTACTACCTGCGGCGGCTAATGATAAGATACTGTCATGCGCAATAAATTTGAGATGGCTTATTAATGATTTGGCTCTGACTGGAGGAAATGCAGTGCTATAATATTTATATCCTTCATGGAGGCAAATGCTTGGAATTGAGCTTACTATATAAGGCATGAGTAATCAAGAGTCTAATAATCAAAAAAAGGCGATAGACGACATAGCTAAAGCCTTAGAGACCGCATTTAAAAAGTACACTCTCTCAACTCGCCGAAACGCATGGAGTAAAGTGAAAAGCCAAGAGGGCAATAAAGCAGTTAACAAGATTATACTAGATCCATCTAGAGAAGTCAAGGGACTTTTTGAGCCAATTACCTTCAAAAAGTTTGTTAACAAAGGCCGCTAATTACGACCAAGCGCCGTCAGCCCTAAATTTATCTGCTCCACCAACTGGTGGCGTCATAATTTGTGGCTTGTCCGTTTTATCTTTGTCAAATTGTGCATATGGAGAATATAGTTCGGCATTTTTCTTGAAAAAGAAGCGCACGTCTTCTGCTATTGCCTTAGCAACCATTTCTCCAATTTTATCGCCTTCTTCATCATCTTCTAGATAGTCTTCAAATATTCCTTCAACGTCAATATTAAATGCTTTGCCGTAAGGATGTGTTTTTTCTTCGTTTTGGGCGCGATAAGCAATCGTGCTTTCAATCTTGTATATTCTAATGCCGCCAAATGGAGTATCAGCATTTGACGCTACGAAGATATAAGGATCAAACTTGTCTTCAAAAAACTTCTTGACCTTGAACCCGGCCATAGTGAGAACTTCATCTATGGTTTTTAACTCTTTAATTGCTTTTCTGTGTTTTCTGTCAACAAAACTATGAAAATACTGCATTAGCATCTCCTTAATAGCAATTCAGTCATTGACGGAATGCATCTGGTTAAATTTTTAAACTCTACTGGACTACCTGTATATGGCTTGTTTTGGAAAGACATGCCAGCTAAATTTCCGCCCATAGAATTCATGGTGTCCATATCAGCGACAAAGTAAAGTGTGCCGCTTCTATTTTCAATAAACGGAACCGTTTTTTCTTCTGTTTCTCCATTATCGCCTATTTCGCTGTCTGGCATTTTAGCGTAAATGCCTAAATTCTTAAGAGGAACTAATTCACCGGCTTCGTTAATGGAAACATCTGCGTCATCAGAATCATCGCTCTTAACTATAAGTTTTCCTTCTTTATATGCGCTCTGTAAACTATCGCCTAAGTCCCATCCAATACTATAAACATTTCCAGTTTCAGACACTACATGTATTAAAAAGGCGCGTTTCTTAAACTTCTCTGCGATACTTGACATAACAACACGATGAATCAGTGCTTTGCGCTCTTCGGGGCTACCTTCTTGTAATCGTGCGACCTCTGGTTCGGCAAGGAACTTATGCGTATCGTCATCTTGTAACGACCACTTACCTAAATTAATTTCGCCAAAATCACTGGCCATTCTAGTGGAGATATTGATTGAGAAATCTTTATCGTTAAAAACTATATCTTCTTTGCTTGCGCCACCACCTACTTGAACAGATCCGGTTAATGCAGCAAGAAACTTACGATGTAGCTCACCTTTTAATCCATGGAATCCGAATAGCTTAACTAATATTTCGCTTAATACTGGATTAGGGTCTAGTTCTTGTGATATAATCTGCATCATTGATACGCCAGGATGGTCTTTATCAACGTCAGTCTTAATAGACCTTCTTATACTTTTAGAAACCTTGTCAAAGTTAGCGTCCTGTCTCAAAAGCAGTATTTGAAAATTATCTTCTACGAACTTAGTTTGCGATGCTTTTAGGTCATGATTTCTGATAGTATCAATAGAATCAAGCATTTTATCAGTATCGCCCTGAACGGCTAACTTAAAGTATTCATTTTTCCAGCTATTAAATTCAACTTCGTCATTTTCTTCTGGCATATCAGGAGAATTAGGATCTAACTGACCTTGATCTGGAGCCTTATCATTATCGCTCATAGATTTTTGATCACCAGGATTAGCCTGAGGAATTTTTTGCTGATTAGGATCAGACATAGACGCCTGTTGTGCATTAGGCATTGTTGGGACGGGCTGTTGTTGCATATTTTGAGCGGGTTGGCCGGGATTAGCGTCCAGTCCTTCTTCTTCTAGCCACATCATCTTATTTATTTTTGTGCTCATCTTCAGTTATTTCCTCTAATAGTTTCTTTTTGTCCATACCATTAACGATAGTATTTTTTTGATTATTAACAAGATA